TGCCGCGATTCGGGAATATCTGTGCTCAACCTCGGCACCTTGAAAGTCTTGATCGCCTGGGCGAAGTGGGGCGAGTGCGTGTACTTGGGTTATCCCTCGCTCTCCCCGATGTTCGGTGAGCGCTGCTTAAAATCCCCTCTTTTTGGCTTAGGCTATACCCCCAATGATATAATGCTGATGGAGCAAGCGGTGTGTTTCCTCACCTTCCAGGAGCGCGAACTCATCATCCAGCGCTGGCAAAGAAAGCGCACCTTCAGGCAGATCGGGGAGCACGTGGGCTGCGATCACACCACCGCGATGCGCAGGCTCCACCGGGCCGAGAATGACTTGGGGCAACTGTTTGCAATGCTGCACCAAGAGGCGCATGTTGTTGGGTAGACTCAATAATTGTGCCCATAAAGTGTGACCCATGACACGTTTGTACAGCTTAAATGCCCTGATCGCCAAGCTCACCAAGCCCGCGCCGCCGAAAAAGTCCTACGCGGAGACCAAGCGCAAGTGAGCGGGGTGCGCCTCAAGAACGATGCGCTGCAATTCGCCCACGGCACGGTGCGCCCCTTGCGTGAAAAGCTCCTCGTGAAACCACTACCCCCGCATCTGTCGCAAACCATCCACGCCGATTGGAATGGGGAGGCAGTGCGGGGCGAGGTGATCGCAGCCGGCCCCGGCACGTACCCCAACCTGCATGAGCGCGGCGAGCGCGATGGCAAGTCGTACCGCAGGGTCCGGCAGCTTGGCGCCTTTCGCCCCTGCGATGTCAAGGTGGGGGACGTGGTTCAGCTCGGCGGGATGGAACTCGGCGGATATTTGTGGCCGCATGTGCAGGTGGGTGGGGTCGATTGCATCCTGATATCGGAACAGGACGTTTGCGGCATCGAGACTTGAGATGGCAGTCCGAAAGAACCTCGCGCACCCTGAAATCGTCAGGCAGCGCATCCGTACCAGTCAGCTGGTAAATCGCCTGACCGATCATGTAGATGGCAAGGTGGAATTAAGCGCAACCCAAGTCACGGCCGCGTTGGGCCTCTTGCGCAAATCCCTGCCCGACCTGCTCGGCATCGCGCATAGCGGATCGGTGGAACTCACCAAGCCCGAAGAACTCACGGACCAGGCCCTTGCCCATATCGCCAGCTCAAGCCGCGACCGAGTTATTGAAGCGCCGAGCGGCTAAGCGGAGCCTGACCTCATTCATTGAGTATCTGGGCCTCTCGATCGTCCCGGCCGCGCATCACCGATTACTGATCGAACACTTGGAGGCGGTTGAGCGTGGGGATATCGGGAAGCTCATGGTGTGGATGCCGCCGGGCTCGGCCAAGAGCACGTACACCAGCGTTTTATTCCCGCCCTGGTTCATGGGCCGCAATCCAACGCTTCCGGTGCTAGGTGTCAGTAACACCACTGAACTCGCTGAGCGATTCAGCCGACGTGCTCGAAACCTTACGGCTTCTCCGCTATATCGAAATGTCTTTGGCTTCGGTTGTTCGGAGGACACGAAGGCTGCAGGCAGTTGGGAAAATGAGCGAGGTGGAGAGTTCTTTGCGGCCGGCATTGGAAGCGCGATTGCAGGCCGTCGAGCAAAACTTGGACTTATTGACGACCCTATTAAGTCTCGAGAAGAGGCCGACTCTGACCGAATATGCCAGAAGCATTGGGACTGGTACCTAAACGATTTTCTCACCCGCCTGATGCCGAACGCGGCGCAAATCGTCATACAAACTCGCTGGCATGAGGATGACCTCTCAGGGCGCATCTTGGAGCGCGAAGCGGCGCAGTGGACCGTCATCAAACTGCCCATGTTGGCCGGCGCCGATGACCCCTTGCACCGTGCGATCGGTGAGCGGCTGTGGCCCGAATGGTTCACCGATTCGATGGTCGCCACCGCGATGCAGGACGTGCGCGCCTGGAATGCGCTCTACCAGCAGGACCCGGCCCCGGAGGATGGGGAGTACTTTAAGCGCGATCATTTCACTGATTACGACGTATTACCGCAAGGCATGCACCTCTATGGCGCCTCCGACTATGCGGTCTCCGAAGGTCAAGGGGACTACACCGAGCACGGTATTTTCGGCCTGGACTTCGCAGGCTCGATCTATCTCATCGACTGGTGGCGCGCGCAGAGCAGCTCCGATGTGTGGATCGAACGGCAGTGCGATCTCATCAACCAGTATCAACCCCTGATCTGGTTCGGTGAGGCGGGGCCTATCCGAAAAGCCATCGAGCCGTTCTTAAAGCGGCGCATGACCGAACGTGGGGCGCTGTGCCGTTTGGAGTGGCTGCCCTCGATCCACGACAAGGTGGTCAGGTGCCGGCCATTCCAAGCGAGAGCGGCGATGGGCAATGTATTTATGCCTAAGTTTAGTAGCTGGAAACCTGAACTCATGAGCCAACTGATGCGCTTCCCTGCAGGCAAATACGATGACGCGGTGGACGTTTGTTCGTTGATCGGCCGGGGCTTGGAGCATGCACGGGTTCCCGTCGCGCCCAAAAAGCGCGTGGGCGTCATCGATACCGGCGGGCATTTCCGCGCCGACGGCGACAGCTGGCTAGGGACTTAAACCATGCCTCAAAACCCGGTCCTTGTTGGCACCAACCCCAATGATGCGAGTGGCGATCCCCTGCAGACGGCCTTCATCAAGCTCAACACCGACATAGCGGCCCTCTACGCGGGCGGTGCGGGCACGGGCTCGCAAGGCCCCCCCGGGGCCGCAGGGCCGCAAGGACCCACCGGATTGACCGGGCCTGTGGGACCCCCAGGGGGTATAGGTCCTACCGGGCTACAGGGCCTCCAGGGCGTGCCTGGCGCGCAAGGATTGGCGGGGGCGACAGGGGCCGCCTCCACCGTTCCCGGCCCTGTGGGTCCGATGGGCCCGATGGGGGTCACGGGGGCGACCGGGGCGGCCTCTTACGTGCCGGGCCCCACGGGTCCCCAAGGCCCGCAAGGGGATACCGGCCCTGCGGGGGCGGACTCCACCGTCCCCGGACCGCAAGGGCCCGCAGGACCTTATGGCGGCACGGGACCCATGGGGTTGATGGGGCCCCAAGGCGCCGCCTCCACCGTGCCAGGGCCGCAAGGGATCCAGGGCGTGGCGGGCGCCACCGGCCCCACCGGATTGACCGGAGCCACCGGCGCGCAAGGGCCGATTGGCTTGACGGGAGCGACCGGCGCGATCGGTGCCACCGGGGCTATCGGCGCCACAGGGCTTACGGGTGCGCAGGGCATTCAAGGCGCGACGGGTGCCATCGGGCCTACGGGCCTGACCGGTGCCACGGGTCCTACGGGTGCAGCGTCCACCATTGCCGGGCCCACAGGACCGCAGGGACCCACGGGGCTTACCGGCGCTGTGGGACCGCAAGGCGCGGCCTCCACGGTCGCGGGACCGACAGGCCCCACGGGCTTGACCGGTGCGACCGGCGCGGCCTCGACCGTGCCGGGGCCCACCGGGCCGCAGGGTATCCAAGGGGCCACGGGGGCGACCGGTCCCACGGGGCCTACGGGCCTGACCGGCCCCACGGGCTCAGCCGGGGCGCAAGGCATTCAAGGGGTGGCGGGACCCACCGGGGCGACCGGCCCGCAGGGCGCCGGCATTGGCGCGAGTGCGAATCCGTCCGCGCACGTGGGACCGGCGCCGATCAACGGCACCGCCACCACCTGGATGACCTCGGACTCCGCGCCCGCCATTGCCTTAGGCAGCACCTATCCCTGGACCGGGGCGCATTCCTTTGGGGCCGGAATGACGGCGACCACCGGCGCATTCTCGGGGGAACTCACAGCGGCATTCACCCCGGTAAATCCAACCGATGTGGTGCGCCTGACTGACCTGTCGGCCTATGCAACTGCGGCGAACACGGTGGCCTCCTTTAACACCCGCAAAGGCGCGGTGACGCTATCCTCGGCCGATGTGACGGGGGCGCTCACCTTCACGCCCTATAACGCCACGAACCCTGCCGCGTACATTACGGCGGCGAGTCTGCCCAATATGGCGCTTTATGCGCCGTTGGCGGGGCCAGCGCCTTTTACCGGCAAAACCTCCGCAAGCATCGCCCCCGCCACAGGCTCAACCGATGTGGTGCGGCTCCTTGATTTTGGGACCGGGATTTCGGCGGCTAATTTGGCGAGTGCGTATGCGGCGACCACTTCTCTTGCGGCGACCTATGCGCCATTCGCTGGCGTTGGTACCGCCAATCCCTTCACGGTGGGGCCGCTTTCTGCCACCACCGGCTTTTTCTCAGGCGCCGTGGGTGTAGGCGGTACTTCTGCCTCCCCTTTGGCTTCGATCAATGCGCTAGGGCTAGGGGGGATGACGGCGACGAACCTATCCCTCTCAGGGACGGGGAGTCTCATGCAGGTGGGGACGGGATCGCTCGCTTCGGGAGGGGCTAAATGGGGATGGAGTGCTTATACCGCACTTGATCTAGGTCAGGGTGCTTTAATTAGCGCAGCCGGTCAGACCGTCATCGCCGATAACATGTACTACACAGCTAGTGGACCCTCGGGTTGGTACGGCAAAACCGTGAATATAGGGTCCAGCTATGTTCAGTCTTTGGGAAGCCATACGTGGACGACTTTTGCCGCCCCAGGCTCCATTGCCGGGCCTTGTCCAAGCTACGTTCAAACCATGTCCCTCTCCAACACCGGCCTCCTCACCGTCTCCGGGGGCGCGGGGGCGGGGATTACGACGAGTGGGGCGCTTAATATCAGCGGCCCTATCAACCGTACTTCCTTGGCGGGCGGATGGCTTTCGGGTAATTTTGGTTCTACAGAAACAGCAGCGACGCCGAACTGCATCTATACGATTGGTGGTGGTATTTATGTTCCAGGTACAACCACGCTTGGGACCATGTACGGTATCGGGTACGCTTGCGCAAATGCTGCACTCGGGCTAACAGCAATACCTGGCGTGGGAGCAAGTCTATGGGGTATGTATGTCGCAGCGGGAGGTAACCCCAGCATATTTTTAGAAGCGGCAGGCGGCGGTGGATATTTTAAGGGTCCGCTTTCCGCCACCAACCTATCCCTCTCAGGGACGGGGAGTCTGTTGCAACTGGGGTCCAAGTTCAGTTGGTCATCGACCTATACCGCGATAGACATGGGCACGGGCGGCGGTATCTTCTCCAGCGGCGTTGACATTAACTTAGTAAACAATGTCTACCTTGGCGGTGCCACCCCGGCATGGAAGTTGAAAACCCAGGCAGCCGCCTCGTATCTGCAAATAGCGGGGGGAGCATTTTACTTTTACGTCGCCCCCTCTGGCAATGCCGGAGCCGCGCCAGCGTGGCTTAATGCCATGTCGATTTCTAATACCGGCGTGTTGGGGCTCCCGGCCGCCGTCGTTGGCGCAGGCAGTCCAGCGGCGGGTTCGGCAGGGGCGCTGCCATCAGCCCCGGTAGGATATTTGCAACTTTCTATTGCGGGAACTTTGCGCTGGATTCCCTTCTACGCATGAAATCCCTCAACTACAACGGCATCATCGCCATCCTGGTCGAAGCCTTCAAAGAGCAGCAACTTCAGATCACCGAACTTCAGAGGAAAGCCGCATGACCGCAGCCATCAATCCCACCATCGAAGTCGATCCCTTCACGGTGACGGGCACCAATGCCTCCACGGGCTACATCATCCAGATGACCTATGCCGGGGCACCGAATGCGATTCCGGTCGATCCCACCATCCCGTATCTTGGCTACGCAAGCTATGCGGCGATGATCCAGGCTTTGGGATTGCAAGCCTCCAAAAATTACGCCGCCTACCCTTACGCCTATGTGGTCGGAGCGGGGGCCAATAACTGGACCACTGATGCACTTGCGAAAGCCGCCGCCATTGCCGATTGCAACCTCATCATCGCGAAGCGAAATGCGGCGATAACGGCTTTAGGCATCAACGCGGCGAATCCTTATGTGACCTTTGGCGCTCCCGTATTGGGGCCTCTTTAAAATCGGAGAATCATCCATGGCTGACCTTAGCGAATTTCAACTGACCGTAAACTTAGAACTCTTAAACACCCTGCGCTTTGGTTTATCGCAGCTCCCCGGCGCTGCGCAGCGGGCCGATCAGGCGATTCAGGCGGCGATCACGCAGGCGGCAGAGGCGGCGAAGGCCAAAGAGGCGCTTGATCCGGCCGAGATCGAGCGACGCGAGGTTAAGGCTCAGGTCAAGAACATGCACTCAAACGGCCACGCCTGATGCAATCCTTCACCATCCAGACCTACCCCCTGATGCTCCCGTTGGCCGATAACACCGCGATCACGGCGGACACAACGCAGTTCACCGCCGATGGCGCGTGCTTAGTCAATGGCGGGGGGATCCTGATTGAGGGGGAGCGCTTGACGAGCGATACCGCCGCCGGCATCAGGCGCTGGTAAATGCCGACCGTTCCGCACGACTTGGAGGCGCCGGCGGTCACGGATGATGAGATATGGCTTGAATGCGCCGCGCGCCTTAAAATTGCGGTCGAGGCCGAGAGCGATAACCGTACCCAAGGGATCAAGGCCTTGGAATTTAGGGACGGCCAGCAGTGGCCCGATGATCTTTACAACCAGCGCAGGCTCGATAAACGACCCTCGCTCACGATTAACCACACCAACACGTTTTGCAGGCGCGTGGTCAACAACATGCGCCAGCAGCGGCCGCGGATCAAGGTGCATCCGGTGGGCGATGGCGCGCAACTCCCCGAGTCCCAAGTCATCGAGGGATTGATCCGCCATATCGAGAACATCTCGCAAGCCTCGGTGGCCTACGACACCGCCGGGGAATCGGCGGTCAATATCGGCTGGGGGTATTTTAGGATCGTAGGGGACTACATCGATGAGAAGAGTTTCGATCAGGAATTAAACATCCGCGCGGTGCGTAACACCTTCACAGGCTATATCGACCCCGCCTCGATCGACCCCGCGGGCTGCGATATGGAATGGTTCATATTCTCAGAGAAAATGAAGCGCAGCGACTATCAGCGGCAATACCCAAAGGCCGAGAACGCCGAGTATCAACACTTGGGCGAGGGGGATGAGAAAGCCGACTGGGAAAGCGCTCAAGAGATACGCTTAGCCGAGTACTACCGCGTCACGAAAAAAAAAGCGCTCCTCTACCAGATGAGTAACGGCATGGCCTTGTATAAGGAGGACATGGCGCAATTGACGAAGGAGCTCACCGCCGCGCAGGTTCAAGTCGTGGGGGAGCGCACAAGCTTTCGGCGCTCGATCGAGTGGTTTCGCATCAATGGGCGCGCGGTGGTCGATAAACGGGAACTGCCCGGCCGGTATATCCCCGTGGTGCGGGTGGAGGGCAATGTGCTTGATTTGAATGGCCGGGTGCGGCGCAAGGGCATGATCACGGATCTGATGGATCCGGCGCGCATGTTCAACTATTGGAGGAGCAAGGAGACGGAGGTTCTCGCCTTGACGCCCATCGCCCCCTGGGTGGGTGTAGCGGGCGCCTTCGATGGGCACCCCGAATGGTCATCGGCCAACCAAAAATCGTACTCCCGATTAGAGTACGAGCCGGTCTGTATCGAGCAGCCCGATGGCTCAAAGACACCGCTCCCGCCGCCCGAGCGCACGCCCCCGGTGCAGGTCCCCGCAGGCTTTGCCGAGGCCGCCCAAAGCGCGCAGCAGGACTTAATGGCCGTTGCCGGCATGCCGCACGAGCCGGGGCAGGATAGCGCAGGCTCAGTGGTCTCAGGCGTCGCGCTTCGCCAACGTCAAGCCTTGAGTGATATCGGGCACTTTCAATACTACGACAACCAGACGCGGGCCATTGCCCACGGCGGGCGGATCCTCTTGGACCTCATCCCCTTCTACTACTCGACGCAAAGAATGCAGCGCATCATCGGGGAGGATGGGGTTCCCTCGATGGTCGGCATCAACCAGCCGCAAGCCCCGCAACCCGAAACGCCCATGAGTAAGGCGGTCTCGGCGGTCAAGAATGATCTTTCCATCGGCCGCTACGATGTGGTGATGGATACGGGGCCGGGGTATGAGAGTAAGCGCCAGGAGGGCGCCGAGGCCATGCTCGATCTTTTGAAAACCCCCTTAGCCGAACCCATCGCGAAGGTGGGCTCGGACCTCATCGTGCGCAACATGGACTTCGCCGGGGCGGATGACCTTGCCGACCGCCTGATGCCCGTGAACCCGCAAGGGATGGATAAGGTGATCGCGGAATTGCCGAAGCAGGCCCAATCCATCGTCAAGGCCCTGCAGCAGCAGATGAGCCAGATGCAGCAGGAGCTG